ACTCACAATTCTGATTTAGAATATCACAGCCATACGTTTGCAATATCTATTGAAAACAACTATTCAGAAATAGCAATTGAAAGTTTTGAAGAGTTCGAAAGTTTGGTTAAAATATTGGATAAATGAAGCCACCAAAAGAGTTTTTTACAATTGATAATACAACAAAAGAAGTAAAAGAATATGTTGTAGCACCTAATCATATTGATTTATCAAAAGTAACTCCTTATATTGATACCAGATACAAAGCAAAATTAAGGATTTATAAGTATGTAATTTTTAAAAAATACGGTGTAAAACTATAATCATAACCCACTAAAAAGCAAGTACTTAAAAAATATTTGCTTTTTTTGTGAAAATAATTGTTGTTTTGTTGCAACAATATAAAATTAACTTCGTATATTTGTTTCAAGTTAAACGATAAAGAAATAAGGTTATGAAAGCTTCAGAATTAACAATAGGTGACAATTTTAAAAGAAACGGTTTATTATTAACTGTTGCAACTATTGAAAGTTATAAATCAAAAACTGGTATTGATTGGGTTTCAGTATCATGTTACACAGGTAATAATAAAACAATTGATTCTTATTTTAATTTCAAATCAAACACTAAAGTAAAATGACAAAACATGAAAAAATACTTTCTGAGTTAAGGCTCGGAAAGTATTATATTAATTATTTGGAAAATAAATTAAATATTCCAAGAAATACGCTTTTTGAAGCAATTGCGGGTAATAGAAAAATCCCCTCAAAGTATTTAGATTTATTAATTAAAGAATTAAAATTATGACACCAAACAATGCAACAAAATTCTACAAAGAATTACTAAAGTTTTCAGTAGAAGAATTAAAGATATTGCACGATATGCCATTTACAAGTAAAACGGTTAATATTGACCACTTAAAAGAGTTATTAAGTAGTGAGAGTTTAATTGCGGTTGATAGTTTTGATTATTATTTCAGAATGTATTTGCCCTTAGTGTTATTTGATAAAATTGAAACCTTAAACAAAAAATAAGATGCAAAAACAAGATTTAATTAACACAATATTAGCGTCTACGGCTAAATTTCAGGAGCGTTTTGATAGTGATTCGAAGCCAGATGCAATGAAACGACAATCTATCTTAGATAGCGAAGTAAACGAAACAATACAAGCTATAAAAGAAAATGATTTAGTAGAGATATTGGATGGATATTGCGATATACTTTATGTTTTAGGTGGCTCATTTGATAAATTTAAACATGATAAAAATCAACCAAGTTTATATTTAGATTGGATTAATGTTAGATTAGAACAAGCCTTAAAATACTTTAGTTTAGAGTGTATTTTTGATGCTTTCTATGATGTTCATAAAAGCAACATGAGCAAAGTTCATAAAGACCTTCATAGCGTATTTGATACGGTTAAAAAGTATCAATTAGATACAAACGACTTTAGATTGAAAAAAGTATCTGAAAATGAATATTTAGTTTATGATAATAAAATCAATAAACTTCTTAAGCCTGAAAATTACACAAAAGCAAATCTTAAACCTATCTTAGAAAAATATGGATACATCGCTTAATAATCAAATATTAGGTACTTCAAAAAACAATCCACCAATTAATAAATTTTTGAGTGAGTTGGATAAGGATACTCAAAACGTATTTGACAAAACGCTTAGTAGCTTAGCTGATTTATTGAAAGACAAAAATAAAAAGTACGGTAATTCAGCTTTAGAACCGCTTGAAATATTTGGTAATAAATGCAAAGTTGGAACAAGACTAGATGATAAATTAGCAAGGGTAAAAAATTCAAATGAATTAAAAAAGAATGATATTGCTGATTTGATTGGGTATCTAACATTAATTTGCGTTGAGAATAATTGGAGTAATTTTGATGAATTTAAAGATTAATAGTTATGGCATGGGTGGCAGTTGATATTGATGGCTCTGAATATATGTATAATTATAAGCCTGTAAGGATTTTAAAATATAACAATTGGTATAACCGCACAGTTTGTAATGCTAAACATATCAAATTACCAAAGGGAACTATTGAGAAACTTGTAGGTATAAAATTAACGTGGGATAATGATTGTGTTAAATTAAAATAAATATGAACACCACCGAACAAATAAACGCTTTAGTTGAAAGATTTGGCTTAAGCGAAACTGTAAAGCAGGAAATAATTAAGATAGTTAAACAAGCATTTTATAATGGGCGTTATACAATACATTTATCTAAACATGATTTAGATAATCATAATATTAAAGGTTTCACAAATGATTAAGTTATGAAATACGAAGGAGAAATTAAACCAATAGTAAGTGATAAATCATTTTACATGGTAGTTGTTGAGGTCGGAAATACACCGCCAAGTAAACATCACGAAACATACGAACAAGCATTTGCAGAATGTAATAGGTTATCGCAAAAAGAGAATAAAATTGCGTATATTGTTAAGGCAATTACGGAAATTAGACAAATTAGTAACGTAACGCAATTGGAATTATGAACCTATTAAAATACATACTACCTTTAGTTTTGTTATCTTGCAAGGCTAAAATAATGAGTGAACAAAAATGCGTTGATACGGTTGTTTTCAACTGTGCAAAAGATACAAGCGAGTATCACTGGAGCGACAACTTTACCGATAACCAATTAAGAGAATTAGCAAGAACCAATAAATTAATAATTAAATAAATGGCAAGTATCTATTCAGCATCGATTGACTTATCACTAATTGATAAATCAAAAATTACCGAAAAAAACGGTAAAAAGTATTACAATATTTCGATATTTATTAAAGACGAACCAGATCAATACGGAAACTCTTTAGCTATTGCAGAAAATCAAACTAAAGAAGAAAGTACTGCGAAATTACCTAAAAAGTATTTAGGAAACGGGAAGCTAAATTGGAGCGATAACTCACAAAATGTAAGTAAGCCAGTACAGGAAAAAAGTATAATTGATGATTCTGACAACTTGCCATTTTAATAATCAATAAGTTACAATATAAATACAAACCTACTAAACTCAATTAGTAGGTTTTTTTAACAATTTAAAATAAAATTATGCAAGTAGAATTAATATCACACTTTGGAAATGATAATGTAATTTGCGATGTAGCAAGGGTAAGCTATAATAAACACGCATCAAATTACTCAGAAGAACAAAATGCAAAATTGATTAATTATTTAGTTAATCATAAACACACATCACCATTCCGCCACCCACAAGTACAATTTAGGATTACATGCCCTATTTACGTTGAAAGACAACTTTTAAAACACCAAGTTGGAATAAGTGTAAATAGTATTTCAGGGCGTTACGTTGATTTTTCAGATAGTTATACTAAAATTAAACAATTTAGATTACAATCTAAAAGTAGTAAACAAGGTAGTGGAGAAGATTTAAATGGTGCCGATAATTTACACGCTTTACAGATACAAAATAAAGTTATCGAATGGTGTAGTAAAGCTTATAATGATTTAATTGATTTAGGTATTAGCAAAGAGCAATGCAGGACCGTACTCCCTTTGAGTTTAAATACTACATTTATTTGGACTGGATCATTATTAGCTTTATTTCATTTATTCAATTTAAGGCTTAAAAGTGATACTCAGCAAGAAACTAGAGAAGTTGCTATGCAAATGTTAGAGCAATTAAAATCAATCGAAGGTAACCCATTTAAAGAATCTCTAAAAGCGTTTGGTTTATGATTAAGAACGTATATTATTTTGAACTTGGTAAAATGGATTCAGAATCTATTGAATACCGAAAAAAAATAAAATCAAAACATAATAGAAATTATCGAAATAAAACTAAATTTGCAAAATCGTAATTATACTTGTTTAACTGAGCCGATACTATACTTAAATGTATGTATCGGTTTTTTTTATTAAAATAATTAAATTTTATTTTGTTTTTATAAAATAATACTTTATATTTGTGTCATAAACTTAAACAATAGCAGTTATGGAAAACAATCAATTAGTATTAAATGTAGATGACTATCTAACATTTGAAGAAAAAAGAAGTATTGTTAAAGATTTATTTACTGAACAAGTAAGTGAATTACTTAGTAAAGAATCTAATATTACTAGAATAATTAGCAACATTTCACACGAAATAGTATTTAATGAAGTGCAAAAGTTTATCCCAAATTATGAGGAACAAATTAAAATTAATGTACAAAATACTTTACGTGAAAATAATTTAAATTATTATATTTTTAAAAGAAAAGATGCTTGGGATAAAGACGAATCACTAGCTATTAAATATTTAAATGAAACCGTAAATGCTAATAAAGAATTAATACAATCAAAAATAAAAGATTGTATTGAAAATTATAATTATGAAAAAGATGTATCTGAAAGTATAAGTAATAAATTTTCTGAAATGTCTGAAACGCTTAGTAATTTATCTGATTTATTTTATAAAAAGTAGTTATGTGGTGTTCAAGTTGTAAAAGTTCAGATTGTCCTTGCGTTGAAAGTGACATTGAAGAAGAAGAAATTGAAATTGATGATTACGAAAAAGAACAGCCAATTTCAGAAAATAAGTTAAACCAAGTTATTAATAATTATTATAATAAATGAGTAACAAAAACGCACTACCATTAAGTGCGTTTTTACTCAAATTTTTTGAGTATAAAACGCCAAAAAAAATCACTGATTATATTGATAATCAAAAATTAAAATGTTTAATCGAAAATCCGCCTTATGTCTTTTGCGAAAACACTAAATAACGTATCAAATAGACACCATACAAGCCAGTTATTTGATGACTTCTTACAAATGGCAGTTTGTGCATTTTCATTGGGTAGAAGTGAGGAAATTTACTTAGATATTGCCAAAAAATATAATGAAGAAGAAATAAAAGGTTTTGGGGATACTTTAGGTGCTTTAATTTTAGAACATGAATATCAAAATAAAAACGGTTGGAAGGATTTTTTAGGTAATTATTTTGAACAATTCGGACAATATAATTCTAAAATGGGACAATTCTTTACACCTGAATCTATTTGTAATTTAATGTCGAATTTTACAAATGAAAACAATACAGATTTAAGGCAAACAGTTAACGACCCTACTTGTGGAAGTTCAAGAAACTTGATTGCACACGCAATGAAAAATCCTCAAAATAGGTTTAATTATTTCTACATAGGACAGGATTTAGACCGTAGATGTTGTTTAATGTCTGTTTTAAATTTCGTTATGTTTGGTATGTCTGGAGTAGTTATTTATATGGATGCCTTGAGTAATAAAATATACGGTGGATGGAGAATATGGATGCCAGAGACAGGCTTAGGAGTTCAACCATTAACTGTACAAGAATGTAGTAAATTTCTATTTGAGGAAAAGAAAGAAGCTGAACAAGTGCAAGTACAGGAAGTAAAAGTAATTAATCAATCAAAACAATTAACATTATTTTAGTATGTCAAAAATAGAAAAATTAATAGAGGATGCAATATCATCTATTCATTACAAACGTAAATTAATGAAGTTAAGCCAGTCGGATTTAGCTGAAAAGGTTGGAACAAGTACAGTTACTATTTCCAACATTGAATCGTTACGGAATAAACCCTCAAACGAGTTGTTAATAAAAATTTGTAAAGTACTTGGAATTGAGATATGATACAACTAACTAACGAGGATAATATGGAGTTAATGGCTCGTTATCCAGATGGGTATTTTGAACTTTGTATTTGTGACCCGCCGTATGGGATTGGATTTGATAATAAGATTAGAGAAGCTAAAACTAAAAATTGGGATAATGCAACACCAACAGATGAATATTTTAACGAACTAAAAAGAGTATCTAAAAATCAAATCATTTGGGGTGCAAATTACTTTCCTTACTTATGGCAAAATGGATGCAAAGGTTTTGTTTTTTGGAATAAGGATGTGAATTTTGATAGTTATTCCGCTGGAGAATTAGCTTATACGTCATTTGATAAACCCGCAAAGTATTTTTATTATGCGTGGAATGGTTTAGCAGATGGAATAAGAGGAAGGAATAAGCAACAACAAACAATCCACCCCACACAAAAACCTGCAGCACTTTACAAATGGCTTTTAGATAAATACGCTAAGCAAGGCGACAAAATACTTGACACGCATTTAGGTTCTATGTCAATTGCGATAGCGTGCCATGATTTAGGTTTTGATTTGGTTGGTTGCGAACTTGATGCTGAGTACTATCAAAAAGGTTTAGAACGTGTAAATAACCATATTGCACAACAAAATTTATTTATACCTAAACAGCAAATAATAACCAAAGCCTCATTAATTTGAGGCTTTATTTTTGTAAAGTAATAATAAAATAGTATATTTGCAGTGTTGGAGTGGAAGCCAATATTAAAGAAACTGGTTATTATAACCATGAAACCCGTAATTAGGAGTCTTCCACCTCCTTTTTTCGGGTTTTCTTATTTTATATGGAAATTAAATTATATGAGCATCAAAAGAAGTCTATTGATGAAATTAAAAACGCTTTTTTAGAGTATAGAAAAGTATTATACCAACTTAGTACAGGAGGTGGAAAAACGGTTGTAATGAGTGAATTTGTAAAGCAATTTCAAGGTACTATTATTGTTTTAGTACACCGTTCAGAATTAGTTGAACAAACTATAAATACTTTTGCAAATTTTGGAATAAAAGCATTTGGAATAACTGCAAAAATAAAAACAATACCAAAAGCAAATATTTATGTTGCAATGGTTGATACTTTATATAATAGACTACAAAAACAGTTCATTGAAGCTGATTTAATAATTGCAGACGAAGCCCATAGGATGGATTTTAACAAAATTATTAATCAATATGATTGTAAAATATTAGGATTAACTGCTACACCAGTACTATTAAAAAGGCATAAATATTTTAAATGTAAAGTTTGTAATACTATTGATGATGAAGTTTTTGATTGTCATAATGAAGAAGCTGAAGAATGGAATAGAGATGTTACAATGTCTGAATTTTATGACACTATTGTAGTTGGTCGTTCAATTTCAGAATTAATACAAGATGAAAAGTTAGTGCAAAATATTGATTTTGTAGAACAATATATTAATGTTAAAAATTTAAAAACAGATAATACAGGCGAATATTCTACTGCTTCACAAAATAGCGAATACAATAAGCCTGAAGCTTTATTTAATGTTTTATTGAATTACAAAAAGTATTGTTTAGGAAAAAAAACAATGGTATTTAATTCAAGTTGTGAAAACAATTTAAAGCTTTATGAATCATTTTTAAATGAAGGATTAAATGTAAAAATGTTTGATTCTATAAACGAAAGTGATTTAAGTAGGCACGAAGTTGTAAAATGGTTTAAAAATGAACGTGATGCTATTTTATTAAATGTTGGAGTATTCACAACAGGTTTTGATGTTACCGATGTTGAAGCAATTATAATAAATAGAGCAACTACTTCACTATCTTTATTTTTGCAAATTGTAGGTCGTGGTGCAAGAATTACAGATAAAATATACAAAGATAGTTTTATTTGTATTGATGGTGGTGGTAATATTGAAAGGCATAGAAGCTGGTCGGCTGAGAGAGATTGGAATAAAATATTTTATCATGGACTTAAAAAGCCAAAACGGAAAAAAGACGACGCAATAAATATAAAAGAATGCAAAGCTTGTGGAGTTTTATATGATGCAAAAGAATTGGAATGTCCTGAATGTGGTTTTGTAGAACCTGAAAAGCCTAAAAAAGAAAAAACTGAGTCAGACGAAGTTGTTAAGATTGTGGCAAATGTACCAATTCCTAATGCTGAAAAAATAATAAATTACACTAAAAAAAATAATGGAGATTTACATTTTGCAATTAACATTTTAATTGACCAAATTGTACGACTTTTTATTTGTCATAGTGTAAGTTATCAATTGTATAAAGCTAATAATGGCAAAAGGATAACACAACTTATTAATGGTTGTTATCATAAATTTTATAAAGAATTAAATGCAAATAGTAATAGAACTATTGCACAAATAAAGTCAAAAGTTAATCAAAAATTAGAAAAATATTATGGAGAAAGTTAGTTTATATAGTTCGGTTAAAAGTATTACACCTGAACATATTTTAGTTTCAGATTATGTTTCAGATATAAGACGTGGAACTTGGCAAGATTTAGTTATTGATGCTAGAGTTTTTAAGCAAAACGGAGATATTGCAGGTTACAAAGCAAAAAAAGTACAAGCACCTTGTATAACAGGTTCAGCAGTTATGAATGCTGGTAAAAAAGAAGCATCAAATATTTTGTCAATGAATGGTTATATCTTAATTGATATTGATTGTGATATTGATAATATTTTACTTGAAAGGCTTAAAAATGATAAATATAGTTCAATATTGCATCGTAGTTTTGGTGGTGATGGCGTTGTTATCTTTGTAAAAATAGACCCTTCAAAGTTTATTGAATCTTTTGAAGGACTTGCACAACATTATTATTCAAATTATGATATTGTAATTGATGCAAGTTGCAAAAATCAAAATCGTTTAAGGTATGTTTCTTATGACCCACAAATATATACAAATGAAAAAGCTAGTAGATTTGTAGCTAAGGCAAAGCCTAAAAAAGAAATTAAAATAAAAGAATATATTTATGTAGAATCTGATTTTAACGATATTTTACAACAAATAAGGCACAGGCATATTGATTTATGTCAAGAAGATTATTTTAGATATATTAGAATTGGCTTTGCAATTGCTGAAAAGTTTGGTCGTAGTGGTGAGGATATTTTCCATAATGTTTGTCAATACGGTTCTAAATATGAACATAGTAGAGCATCAAAAGATTATAATAATTTTTGTAATAGTGGCAATTCAGGTATAAGAATTAATACATTTTATTATTATTGTAAAGAAGCTGGTATAGAACTTTATAGTCAAGAAACTCAACAAATTATTTCTTCAGTTAAAATTGCAAAAACTCAAGGAAAAGCAAATTTAGAGGAACAAAGAAAACATCTTAAAACAGTACATGATATTGATTTAACAAGCGAACAAGAAACGCTTATAAATGAATTAATAACATCAAACTTTGATTATAGTGATGGAGTTAATGAATCAAAAACACAACTTGACGAATTAAAAGAATTTATTTTACAAGCATACGACCCAAAATTTAATGCCTTAACTCATGATGTTTTATTGAAAGGTCAAAAAGTTGAGGATAAACACGAAAATGATATTTTACTAGAAGCACATAGGGTGATAAATGAAAAAATTAAAATTAGCGATATTCGTTCAATTTTAAATAGTTCAGCTATTCCAGTAATTGACCCAATTAAAGATTTTTTCTTAAATAATAATTCAATTGACGATACAATAATTGATAGGTATTCAGATTGTTTACTACCAAAATCTGATTATAATAAATGGGCTTTTAAGAAATGGATTGTTGGGGCTGTACATAATTGGATTGCTAACGAAAATGACCCAATAGTATGTCCTTTGACACTTGTTTTAAGTGGTGATAAACAAGGTATTGGTAAAACTTCATTTATTCGTAATTTAATGCCTAATGAATTAAAAGAATACTATGCAGAAAGTAGAATTGATGGATCTGATAAAGATAGTTTAATTTTAATGAGCAAAAAGTTAATTATTTTAGATGATGAATTTGGTGGTAAAGCTTTTAAGGACTCAAAAGATTATAAAGCACTTTCAGATAAAAACTTTATTGATTGCAGACAAGCATACACCAAAAATTCAAAATCATTTAAAAGACGTGCAATATTAGCCGGAACTACTAACGAAAAAGATATTTTAAAAGACGTTACAGGTAACAGGCGTATTTTAGCAATAAATGTTGATGCAATTGATTACAATACTATGATTACAATTGATAAAACTCAACTTTGGGCTTCAGCTTATAATTTGTTAAAAAAAGGTTTTGATTGGTCAGTTCGTACTGATAAAGATATTGAATACCTAAAAGAACAAACTTTAGAAAATGAAATGGTAAGACCTATTGAAGAAATGTTTTTTAAACATTATAGTTTTGAATATAGTGAAACTTTCCCTGAAAAATGTATAGTCAATCAAGGAGAAATTTTAGAATATCTTTGTAGTGTTCTATTAAATAAACCTACAAAATACGATATTAAGGAAATTTTCGACAAACATAAAATACCTTATAAATTGCACAAACTTATTGGAGGTGGAGCAAAAAAAGGCGTTAAATTGTATGTAAAGCCTATTTTTGTTTAAAAAAAGGTTACTAGTAACCTAAAAGTAACCTAAAAGTAACCTGCTAAAGTGCTGATAATTACTCTGGTAACCTAGTAACCTAAAAATATTATAAAACTCTGTATATAAATATAAAGCTGTTACACATCATTGACTCATTATTTTATATACAGTTCCAATTTTTTAAAAAATGACTAAAAAGGTTACCTTGTTAGTAGTCAATTAGTTATAAATTTAAAAAAGGTTAATTAATTAGTATTCAATAAGTTAAAAAAGGTTACCAAAATGAAGTTAGAAACAGAAGCAAAAATTCAGCAAGATTGTTACGTATGGTTTAATAATAATTATTGCTTAGAAAAACACGAAAACAGAAGTATTATGTTTAGTGTACCAAATGAAAATATTGGTAGCCAACAAAGAAAAGTTAATACAGGGCTTTTAAGAGGTGTTAGCGACACAATAATAATTCACAAAGGTATTTGTATGTTTGTTGAATTTAAAACGGTTACAGGCGTTATTTCTGTATATCAAAAAGAATTTAAAAGTAGATTAGAAATGCAAGGATATAAATATTATATTGTTAGAAGCTTAGAACAGTTTAAACAACTTATAAATGAAATACCAACCAATAACTTGCACAATTAAAATTAAATAATATTATGGCAAAAATTAAAGACTGCGTAGTGATTGAACAAGATTTACTAATGGAAGTAATCAAAGTTTTAGGACTAAATCAACAAACTGAATTAAGTAATAAATTATTATTTAATCATATGAAATTAGAACCAATTGTAAAAGATGCTTGGAATCAAAAAGATACAACTTTATTTGACTATCTAAACGATACTGAATTATGAACCTAGACCTAGCTAAAACCATTTGTAAAGCACACTTTAAGTATGTTTTAGAAGATATACCAAACGATTATACACCTGAGGAAATTGGAATAGCTATACACACTATCGCAATAGCTATTAAACCAATAATAGATTATAATTATAAAGTGTTAGTTCAGTACAACGAGTGGAGGCGTGGTTACTTACAAGAATACCCACTAAATACAATTTATAATATGAATATATTGAAAGAAAGTATTACATTTGTGTAATAGTAATCATAGGCTTAGTTATCGCACACTATTGATTCTTTTCAAACCTTAACATTTGCTTGTTAAGGTTTTTTTATTTAATTTTGGGTAAAATTGTTATCTAAATTAGAGAGTTTTAGATGAAAGGATTAAAAACAGGGGGTCGATTAGTCGGTTCCGAAAACAAAGCAACAAAAGAAGTTAAAGAGGTTTTTAAAATGGCATTTGATACCTTACAAGGTATTCAAGGTGTTAATATTGTTGACTGGGCAAAAGAAAACCCTACTGAATTTTATAAACTAATTAGTAAGTTAATACCAACGGCAGTAGAAACAAAAGCTGAGGTTAATTTAAGTAATGAAGGTGCTGTATTGAATTGGTAATTAATGGCTAATATAATAAGACCCACACCGAAACAAATTGAAGCAAAGCAGATAGCAACAGACCCAAATAAGAATATTATCTTATATGGAGGTGCCATCAGGGGAGGGAAGTCGTTTTGGCTTTGTTTAATGTTTCATAGCCTTGCAATGATGCACGAGGGTAGTAAGTGGGTAATGATTAGAAAGTCTTTACCAACACTAAAAAAGACTCTTATACCTTCTTTTTTTAAATTATATCACTTAGGAATTAATACTTATATTGAAAAGTTTAATTCACAAGATTATATTGTTTATTATAAAAATGGTAGCCAGATAATGTTTATGGCTGAATCTTATGACACCGACAAAGAGTTAAATAGATTTAGAGGGTTAGAGATAAATGGTGCTGGATTTGATGAAATAAACGAATGCCAAAAAGATACTTTCAATGTTGTTAATAGTAGGGTATTTTCTTATTCTCACTTAATACCAAACCAACCTAAACCAATTATATTGGCAACGTGCAACCCTTCTACAGGATGGGTAAAAGAACAGTTCTATGACCGTTGGAAAGATAACACACTACCGAGTAATTGGAGTTATATTCCATCAAAAATAACCGATAACCCTTATATTCCTGAAAGTGCAATTGAAGAACTTAGGAAAACAACTACTTCTTTAATATTTGAAAGAATGGTTAATGGGGATTGGGAAGTTAGAGAAAATGAAAACTTATTCGCTTATGGATTTGAGCCTACAAGAAATGTAAGTGCAGATGCAGTTTATCAATATGGACTACCTGTTTATCTATCATTTGACTTTAACGTGAATCCAGCTACTTGTGCAGTTTTTCAACATACAAGTGATTGGATATATCAAATTGATGAAATAAGGCTTACTGATGCAAGTATTTATTCAGTAACTAATCTAATTAAAACAAAAGAGTATTTTAATGAATCGAGTACTTTATTTGTAACAGGAGATGCATCTGGATGGGCACGTGAAAAGAGTACGCAAAGTTTAGATTCAATGTATATGATTATTAAGAGAGAGCTTAATATATCATTACAAGCGATTAAAACGCCTAAAGCTAACCCAAGCCATAAGAAGTCAAGAATACTTTATAATTCAATATTCGAGAAACATAAAAAGTGTATTATACACCCAAAATGTATTTATTCTATAAAAGATAATTTAAATGTTAAAGTATTGGAAGATAATAGTATTGATAAATCAGATTCTAAATTAACTCATAACCTGGATTGCCAAAGATACTACTATTCAACATTTCATTATAATTTTACTAAAAATGTTTTTGAAAATGAAGAGTAGCACAATGTAAACCTTACAATACTTTTTAAACTTACTTTTGATTTATGAATAACTGTATTACTCAGGATATTTGCGACTGTTATTGTACTAGTCCATTATCGCAATGTTTGGAAAGCATTATAATTCCACAATTAGAAGATAACACTAATTACTTATTTGAACTTACTGACAAGTTTAATAATAGAGAGGTTTTAGTAGCCACAACTACTTCAACCGAGTATGAATTATTACTATCTGATTTTACAAAAGGTATTACTTATGATGCTACTTTGATTTTAAAAGTATATTCAACAAGTGATTATAATACACCTATTGAGTTTACATTTAATGATGTAATATATCCTTGTTTACTACTTAATTTCATTAATTCAAATGATACTAATAACGAACTTAGATAGTATATTAATAACATTTGCGTTAGTTGTTATTATTTATCAATGTACCAATGAAGGAATGATATTTGAGTTTTTATTTAAGTATAAAAAGTATTGGATTTCAAAACCTTTTATTTCATGCCCGTTTTGTATGGCATTTTGGTATAGCATACCAACGGCAATATATTTAAATCAAAATATTATCATAACTCAATTATTCGCTATGTTATTAGCTGAATTATATATCTGTTTATTAGGAATCTCAAGTAAATAAAATGCTACAAAAACTAACTAACTTATTTAAAAAGAAAGACCCTATTTGGAATAAAAAATCCGATTATGTAATTGAGTATGCTTTTACATTTGATGGTGTTGATTATTACCAAATGAGCGACTACATAAATATTCCTTGTGAACGTGCTTTTACTGCAATGGCATATTATGAGGAATTTAAAATGAAGTGTGATAAGAACTTCTTAATTGCACATACAGAAGCGATTGAAAACGCTTGTAACAATGGCAAACTTAATGAGGTTGTAAGATTAACACAAGATATAAGACAAAGATTAAGTTTTATATCAGACCCTGATTTATTATTAAAACTTGCATCGGTTGTTTTTTTTGATATTAAAGAAGACCCAACAATATATGATTTTGGATATAACGAAAAGAAAATTAACAACTGGAAAAAACATAAATTAAAGTCTTTTTTCCAAGCCTTGCCTTTAAGCAATTTAATACCGTCATTGGATTTCTCAAAAATAGATTTAGAGACATTTACGAAAATGAACCAAGAGGTAAGGCAAATAACAATACATCACATAGACAGAATTATATCCAATCTTTCACAAGGGGAATTGAGCGAAGGTTTAAGGAACGACTTACAATTGCAAAGGGAGAACCTAGCCAAATTATTGCAATTAGAAGATTAAGCATTTACGAATATCACTTATTAATAGAGCATTTAGAAAGTTCTAATAAACCCAATACAGAATGGCACAAGACGTTAAAGTAGTTAAAACCGTATTTGAAGTTGATAGTAGTCAAGTTAGTAAAGCTTCGAAAGAGTTTGACAACTTAAGTAAATCTATTGACAAAACAGGTAAGGAATTAACCGAAACAAGCAAACAAGCTGAGATACAAGGTAAGAAAACTAAAGATGCAATTGATAACAATAAACAATCAGTTGATAAGTTTGGTAGTTCTATTGGTGGTATCGGTGGGATGGTTGCAGGTGCATTTAGTATTGGTGCTATTATGGCATTTGGTAAAGCAGTAATTGATATTACAAGCCAAGTACAAAAGTATAGAGCAGTATTAACTAATACATTAGGTAGTCAAGACCTTGCAGACCTTGCAATGGGTATGATTTCAGATACTGCGATTAAGACTAACTTTTCAGTAATGGAATTAACCGATACCTATATTAAATTTGCTAATAGAGGTTTAAAGTTGACATCAGGAGAAATGTTAAAACTTGCTGATATTGCAAATAGTACAGGCAAATCAATAGACCAATTAACTGAAGCTACTTTAGATGCTTTCACAGGAGAAAATGAAAGACTTAAAGAATTTGGTATTACTGCAAAGAAAACAGGAGAAACAACACAATATACTTTTAAGGGGGTTACTACTGAGGTAAAAAACACACAAGAAGCAATCAAAGCTTATTTGTTAGGTTTAGGTGAGTTGAACGGTGTAATGGGTAGTACTGATGCAATTTCTAAAACATTAGGAGGACAAATTAGTAATTTAGGGGATAAATGGGATAAGTTACTTATAAGTATGGGTAATTCTACTGGCACATTTGTAAGTTATACAATAGATGCTTTTAGTGGAATGTTAGATACTATTTCAAGTTATTTTCAAACTGTTGAATCAGTAGCAAAAGAAAAATCTAGTAAATTAATAGAGGGGCAAAATGATTCATATAAAAAGATATATGAAAATGTAATTAATATTTCAAAAAAAGGGAATAAAGATGTTTCTAAAGAATTATTAAATACAAAAAATCAATTAATTCAAGGTAATTTAATTAATTTAAAAAATGCAGAAAATCAATTAAAAAAAATACAAGAAGATTTTTCTTTAGTTAAAGATGATAATACAGATTTATCTTCAATAAATCCTAGAGATAAAAATATTACCTCATTAATAATAGCTGAAAATGATTTATCAGCAGTAGGTAAAACAGGGCAAAATTATGTTGATTTGTATATTAATCAATTAGCAGAAGTTAATAAATTAAAAGTTGAAAGTTCTATTATAAATGAAGAGTATAAAAAATCTTTAAAGTCAGTTTCAGGAGTTGAAACTGAAACGGCAAAACAAAAAGACGCAAGAATTAAAGCTATTCAAACACAATTTAAACTTGAATTAGATTTATTACAAGCAGAAGAAAAAAGAGCCTTAACTGTATCTAAAAACGCAAAAGAAGATAGTGTTAAGCAATTAGCAATACAACAAGATTATAACGAAAAAAGAATTGGTATTTATAGTAAATACGATGCTACTTTAACCAAACAAGATAAGTCAGCTAAGAAAGATTTAATACTAAATACTACAACTTTAGGAGTTGAAAGATATGATTTAGAATTAGCTAATTTAATTAAATTCCAAGATGAAGAGTTAAGGTTAATTAAAGACCAAGAAGAACGTAAGGCAAAGAATGAACAAAACCTAAGAAAAGATAATCAAAGCAATGCTAATATTATTCAATCGAATATTAATATTGCTAAATATACCGAACTAAAAGCATTATACGAAAATGATAAAATATCATTTGAAGATAAAATAAAACAAAAAGATGAAATCGAACTAAGGTATAAAGATAAATCTTTAGAAGCTAACAAAGAGTATTTAAATAAAAGGTTAGAAAGTGAAGAATTAAACGCTGAAGAAACTGCAAAAGTTAAAGAAGATTTAGCAAAAACAGAAGTACAACTTAATGAAGAAAAAAACAAAAAAATTGAAGAAGATAATAAAAAATCGGCTGAAAATCAAAAAGAAATAATTAAAGCTTTAGGACAATTTGGAAAAGAAGCCGTTGCAACATATTTTACTTATAGAAGTAGGGTATTAAGTGCTGAGTTAGATGAATTACAACGCAATAAAGAAGCTGAATTAGCTAAAATTGAAGAAACAGAAGATGGCAAAGCAAAGGTTTATACTAAAGCTGAAACACAAAAAAAAGCTATTGAAGAAAAGTATAGGATTGAACAAGCTAATTTAAAAAGACAACAATTTGAATTACAAAAACAACAAGCATTGACAGAAATTGCAATAAATACAGCAGTTGCAGTTTCAAAAATATGGGCGGTTTCAGGACCAACTGCACCATTATTTACAGGGTTAGCAATTGCATCAGGTGCATTACAAGCTGGTTTAGTACTTTCACAACCTACTCCAAAATTTGCAAAAGGTGGTAAGATAAAAGGTAAAACACACTTACAAGGTGGAGAGCACGTTGAGGTTGAGCATGATGAATGGATAATTAACGCAAATGCTTCAAACAAGTATAACGGTTTATTAAAAGCTATAAATGATGGTAGTTTAGAACGTAAAGGAATTACACCAGAGTTAGCTAGTAAATTGCTTAATAGTGGTATGAGTAGTCCGATTGTTAATATAAATAATGATAACTTAGCAAAAGAATTACGCTCTATGCCTAAAAACGCTATTTCTATTGATGAAAACGGATTTAAGCATTATATTGTAAGTGAAAATTCTAAAATACAAAGTTTAAATAAACGATATGGAGTATAGATTTACAATTATAGATGGCTCAACTGAAACAGTAATAGATGAGCCGATAGGTTGGGATACAATCGAATTTAAGCTTATTCGTGATATGAATTATCATGGTATTTTTACAGAGTTTTCAACTGATTTAAAGTTTATTGGTACAGGGTTAAGTATTATATCAAATAAGTTTAATACTTACGGTGTAGAGGGTTTACTTACTTTGAAAATAGAAGAAAGTTGCGATTATATTCAAGACTTTTCAGAAGTTGGATTGTATAGAATTAACTTAGCAGGATATAGAGAGTTTGCAGATGACTTTTGCTATTGTGTTGTTAATTTAGAAAGTATTAACCTATCAATGTTATTAAAAAATAATGAGGATAAGGTTGTAAATTTGTCAGAATCGGTAACAGTTGAAGAAACTGAATTACCAGCATTAACAGAAAACACAATGCAAATGCATAGTAAAGCTATTGTATTAACTTCTGTTTTTGATACATTAAGTTTATCAGTACCAACTAATTCAACAGTACCAACACCACTATCTAGTCAAACATTTTTCTTAGGGTTACCTGTTTATGTTAAGTCAAATGATTTAAGTATTTCAGGTTCTACGGGTGGATTTGGTCAAATAATGGTTACACCTGTAACAGATATTGCAGATGTTAATAATTTCTTTGTAGCACCATACACAGGAACTTATGATTTAGTATTTAATGCAAAAGGTTTTTGGAGTGATTATAGTTTATTAGCTAGGACTTATAATATAGGTTTTACTTATAAAAAAAATAGTGATGCAAATGCTTTTTTATATGACTTAGGTAGTAAATCAGCTTCAGGAGGTGGAACAGTTACAGATAATTTTGATATTGAAAATATAACATTGACATTATCGTTAAATGAAAACGATACAGTAAAAGTGTTTTTTACAATTGCAAATTATGAAGGTTCAAGTACACCAAGTGTTTTTAATTCAACATTTGCTTTAAATTTTGAAACTGCAAATATTTATTTTAAATCACAAACCGAAACCGATTCAAGCACCGCAAAAACATACCTAATACATGAAGCATTTGAAAGAGTTACACAAGTAGTAACCGATAAAGTAAATGTATTTGAAAGTGATTATTTTGGGCGTAAAGACTTAGGCTATGATGCTAATGGGTGCGGTTCGTTTACGGCAATAACCAACGGTTTTAATATTAGAGATTTTGATAAGCCTGTAAACCTAACATTAAAAGATACTTTCAATTCGTTAAGTGCTATTCACGCTTTAGGACTTGGAATAGTTGACAATAAAATAAGAGTTGAGGACTTAGATTATTTCTATGATATAACCACAGATTTAGCATCATTTACCTACGTTAAGCCATTAAGCAAAGAAGTAAACGAATCATTAATTTACAATACTTTAACTATTGGTTTTGATAAGTACGGTACTGAGGAAGGAACGGATAAAAACAATACTTTAGATGGGTTTGCTACTCAACACGTTTATAACTTACCAATTACTACGGTAAAAAATGAGTTAAAGAAAGTAAGTACATTTATTGCAGACCATTACGCAATTGAGTTTACACGTAGGCAACAATATTTAACAACATCGACAAACAGTTGGAAATTTGATGAAGATAATTTTATTATTTGCACAAAACGTACAGAAGTTGATGGCGTAGCTACTGAATTAAATTATCCTGAAAAAGATGAAAACTTTACAGTAATAAATAATTGCTTAAGTCCTGAAACAGGTTATAATTTAAGGCTTACACCTACTAGAATGCTACTTAAATGGAATGCATATTTTGCAGGTGCTTACTCTAAAATAGCAGGTACAAGTGCTAAATTTGGAAGTGGTATATCTAACTATTTATATGAATCACAATTAGAAGGTTTATGTAAAGAAAGATATAATAATCAATTACTTATAGAGAATCAAAACTTAGCATTTGATGACAGTAAAAACGAATCTAATCAAGTATTGTTCGAGCCTGTTATAATTCGTTTTAAAGCACCACTCAAAAGAAGCTTATACAATACTATTGCTTTAAATCCTTCAGGCGTTATTAATGTTGGTTATAGTAGCACATTAACCGAAAAAGGGTTTATTAAAACAATAACTTACAAACCAAATGAAGGAATTGGAGAGTTTGAATTATTGAAAGCTTATGTAAGTAATACTGAGTGTGATATGATTTATGTTGAAACTCCTTATGTTGAATGTGAATATGTTGAATAATGGCTTTATATATCAGTAAATCAAACCCTTGTAAGTTTATAGTCGCTAGTTTAAATACTAGCTTAATTTCTGTTAATCCAATAGGAACGGCAGAAAACGGAACTATTACAGTAGTTGTAAGTGGTGGTACAAAGCCTTATTTATATTCAATAAATAGAGGTGTTCAGCAATCAAGTAACCAATTTACAGGATTAGGACAAGGCAACTATTTAATTCAAGTAGTTGATAATTTTGGCTTAATTGGATTTGCAAGTGTTAAGCTATTTGAAAATGCAGTTTGTGGAGATTATTCAGGTTCAACATTACAAGATATAGTAGATTCAAATAAAACATTAGGACAATTTTATAATTGTACTTTAAACGACTTTATATAATATGGCTTTATTAACAAAATGGTTAGGTACTGATTTATGGGGTGCTATTCAAACTAAAAATGACAATTTAATAGATGCAGTAAATGAGTTTGGTGGTGGTACAATAGGACAAAGACTAGTCAAGTCAGGTAGTACTGATTTTGATGTAGAATATGCAAATCCTGAATTAAAACAATTAAGTACTACTTCAATAAATTTATCTACATTATCAGTAGGTAGTGGTTTTATAATTGATGTTCCTAATTGTACTTATGATGTAAAATCAAATATAAGACTTAAGTGTTATTCAGCATCTACACCAACAAATTATATAATTGGTTTAGTTTATGGCGTTAGTGGTTCTTTAACAGTTTCTATAATTATTGAAATTATTTCAGGAACTGCAACTGTTAATGATTGGGTAATTGTACCGTATAATTATGAATTAAGTAATGATGATTCTTATGGTACTTTAACTTTTGGTAGCACTACAAATGATGTATTTTCAAATATTGATGCAGGTGGATTAAGTGGCGTTAGTGGTATAGAATTTCAAGTACAAGCATCAAAAATAAGTAAACAAGTTACTATAAATGGTGGTTTTGGTATATTCAATTCAACTCAAACATTAACTAATAAAAAAATAGAGGCTTATATTGATTTACAAAGTAAATACCAACACGCTAACCAAATAGGTGAACTTTCGTCTATTAATGGTATATTCCCAATTACAGGAGTAGTTTATACAACATCAACAACTACAATAAATCAAATACTTAGTGGATTTGCTTATTTTGATACACAAAATCAATTAATATTACAATTAAATGGAAATAATACAATAGCATCAAATACAGATATTTATTTCTACTTTAATATTAGTTATGTAGCTTCAAATTATTCAATCTAATGGCTGATACTTTATATCCATTTACTAAAATAATAGGAGTTGAAAAACCTATTTACTTACAAAAGTATCCTACATGGGGTACTTTTGTAACACAATGCCAATATGATGGATTAAGTACGCCATATTTAGGTTTTTTTGATGAAGATAATAATGTAATATATGAGTTATTAGGTACTTCAATGGGTAGTAATTTATATAAATGGAGTTTCGATTTATCTATTTATACAAACCTATACGATAAATGCCTACATACTTACATTTACACTAATCAGCAAAATGTAGTTGATAATTTACCAATTGATGCAATAGCTGAATCTGAATTGTTACAAGTAAGTTCAAAGTATAACGATTTAGTTTTACAGTTTCAATATACTAATAATGAAGTATTTGATACTGTTTCTTATTCAGGTTATACAGGTTATGCTTACATAGCTTCACAGTTAGGACAAGACTATCAATTTGAAGAAAGCACAACAGTATATGAACAATCTAATGGAGTAATTCAGAAGTTATCTGCAAGGCTTAAAGATAAAAGAAAGTTACTTACTGATTATATGCCAAAATTTGAGCATGAAAAATTGAGTTTAATTTTAATGCAAGATAATATATCTATTAATGGAGAATCATTTGTTAAAAACAATGAATACACAGTAAGTCCGATAAATAGATATGCCCTTTCTCAAGGTAGCACATTACTAAATAACTCTATCTATAATTTCGTTAATTCGAATTGTTTATAAACTATAACAAATCATAATATTATGAGTATTTACACAGATTGCCAAGCCATTCCAGATTACATTAATGATGATTGTGGCGACATTGAAAACGGTAGAGTAAGGCATCTTATTCTTAAGAAAAAAACTGCAACTATTACAGACCCTTCAAACGCTTCTGAGTGGGATGCTTTAATTGCTTCAGGTGATGCCTTAGTAATTAAAAACATTAAAGGTGCTTATGATGGTGGTGTGATTGTAGAAAATGATGGGTTTGGAGATGCATCAAGCCAATTCACAGGTAGAAATCATACATTGACTTATATGGATTACACCGTAAAATCAAATGTAAGTTTCTATAATGAGTTTGCTAAAGCATCAAATAACTATAATGTTTATTTTGCTACTGAATCTTTAATTTGGGGACAAACTAAAGGTATTCAAATTTACTCTACATTGCCAATTACTAACAACTTACAAGAAGGTATTAACTTCAATGTAACTGTTAAATGGGCTGAAATTGATATGCCTACACCTTATACTATTCCTGCAGGTATCTTTACAGTATAACTTATTATCCTTAAAAACTAACTATTAATATGGATAATAAAGGCATTGTAATTGTAGCTTTAGGGCATGATAATTACCGTAGAATGGCTTTAAATTTAGCTTTGAGTATTAGGGTTTCAAATCCTAGTACTCAAATTGCTTTAATTTGTAGCGAAGGAATGAAAGATAGATTCAATTACTTTGAAAATAAGTATTTTAATCATTTCATTGAAGTAAAAGAAAGTGATTTATTAATTAATGGCAAACGTGAATATCCATTAATTAAAACAATGATTTATGACTTAAGTCCATTTGATGAAACTATTTACATAGATAGCGATTCTATTTGGGTTAAGAATAAAAAAGTACAATCATTATTTGATTTGTATCAAAAACAAGATATTGGGTTTACTTTGTATCATAGAGATGCACATTATCCTGTTGATAGCGACCAAACAAATTTTTGGTTGAAAGAAGGGGAAACAATACGAGATTTGAGAAAGTATTTTAAAAAGTTACCAAGTGATGCATATTACTATCACATACAAAGTAGCTTTTTGTATTTCAAAAAATCTGATATAGCTAAGAAGTTTTTCAATAAAGCAAAAGAGTTGTTTATTAAAAGAAACTTTGGTTTTAGAGATTGGGCAGATAGTATGCCGGACGAGTTTGCGTTTAATTTAGCGTTACTCAATTTAAATTTGAGATTTGAAGAACCGTACAAAGACATATTTTATTATCCAATGTCTGAAAAGTTAGACAAAGGTAATAAGGTAGGTGTTAAAGCTTCGGAACGTGGATATATAGAACAAAATTACTTTTTTATTTCAATGGCTGGACATATTATGAATAAGTCTTTAAAGGATTTATACAATGACCATGTTAAATGGAATTACGCACAACATCAAAATGTTAGGAATCCATATTTGTGGATTGACAAAAAAGATTATCTTAAAGAAAGATTTAAATACTAAGCTAAATGTTAGAAGTAGGCTCAAAAGGATTTATTGAGAAATATCTCAAAAAAGAACATGATAAGGATTTAAAAGAAGTTATGTTAAGAGAATACCATTCGCTAAAATTACATAGCGATGGTAAAGCTGATGAAGCTGAACACTTAATGAAAACTTATCAACCTTCTGAGCCAGAGTGGGCAATTCAGTATAAAAAAGATAATTTCAGACCAATAACAAAAGCACCATTTAATAAGGTAAAAAATGCAATTGCTAAAATACAACGTGCAAGAGATTTAATTATAAATGAGGGCGTAAATAGTCCTAAAGTAAAAGAATCAGAAACACTTTATAAATATGCTTTTGAAAAACTACCTAAATTTAATTCTTTAACACAATGGTTTTTTAACTATCAAATTAAGAACTACTTAACAGATAGTAATGGAATTATTGTAATAGCACTAAAGTATATTTTAGATGACGACTACGAAGAAGAATATAGAAACTTACCTACAACTGAATACTTACAACCTATACCGTACTATTTTAATATTAAAAAAGTATGGTACAATGATGATGATTTACTTATAATCAAATATAAAGATAATTGCTTTTTTGTAGTAAATGAAATCGGATATTATAAAGTAGAATTGATTGATAAAATCAAAGCTATTTATAAAACAACTGATTTATATATTCATAATTTAGGTTATACGCCTGCAATTGAAAACGGAGGAGTATTAACAACTGAGGATGATGACATTTATTATGAAAGTTGGGTAAATGGTATTATTGCAGACTTTGACCAAGCATTATTAGAAAATATAGATAAGAATGTAACAATCAAACAACATCTATACCCTGAGCGTGTAGAGTTTACTCAAAATGAGTGTACCGTTTGTAATGGTACGGGTAATGTATCAGTATTAAATAGATTTAATAAACACGTAACACAAGCTTGTGGAACTTGTAAAGGAGAGGGTTATAAAGTTGGTAGTCCTTTTGGTATTCATAAGGTAAGACCTGCAATGAATAGTGAGGAAAACTCTATACCAGATTGGGCGCCTGTTAAGTATATTCAAAAGGATTTAAAGCCTGTTGAGTTTTTATCTACTGATATAGATAATCTTATTAAACGTGGTTTAAGTAGTGTTAATATGGAGTTTTTAGCTGAAAGTCCTACTAATGAAAGTGGAGTTTCAAAGGCTTATGACTACGACCAAACACATCTATTTTTATCAAACATAAGTCAAGACATATTCGGCAGATTATTTCCATTTATACTTAAATGTATGAATGACTTAAGGTATGGTTTATTGGTTGGTTTAAATACAGAAGCATTACAAAAACAATTACCAAATATTAATATACCAAATGATTTTGATATACTTACTGCTCAAGATATAGAAGCACAGATTGCAAGTGCAACTACTGCTGGAGTTAGTAGTTCAATAATTGAGAGTATGCAAATGGATTACGTAAGTAAAAAATACGAGGGTAACGCTAAAGAAATGGCATATCAAAAGAATGTTATTTTATTAGATGGGTTACGTGGAATGAGTTACGATGACATATTGACAGCCAACTCAATTGCACCTATTAATCCACTAACAATTATCATTCATAACTTTATTAATAGTTTTGTAGAACGTGCATTTAGTGAAAATAAAGATTTTGATACGTTTGATTTAAAGCGTAAAAATGAAATTATGATGCAATATGCAACTGAGTATAAGGGAATTGGAAATACAAATACACAAGGTATTAATCCATTAAACGGTTTTGATAATAATGATACAAACGATATTGAAGCAGAAGCAAAAGCAAAATTAAAAGGGTCAGTTGGTGGTGTTCAAGGATTAATTGAGATACAACAATCTGTAAGTGCTGGTACAACTCAATATGAAAGTGCTATTATTATGTTAGGTGAGATTTATGGATTTGATGATGCAACGGCTCGTAAATTATTAGGAAATCCTATTGACTTAAGACAAACAGAGGAAAAAATTAAATAATGGCATCTGATAAAACATTACAAGATTTACATAAGTTACTTGATGAATCGGTTACTAAATTAGAAGCATCTATACCTAAAATTGAAAACCAAGTTTTTGATAAATTAGTTTTAGATGTGTCTAAATTAGAAACTGATTCACTAGGTAATATTAAACCTAATGTAAGTAATTTAAAGAGTTTACAAAAGATTAAAGGCTCATTAAGTGATATTATTTTAAGTCCTGAATATGTTAGTAATGTAGGTAAGTTTATAAATACATTTGATAAATCAAAAGAGTTAATTGATGACTATTTTTTTGAGTTAGTAGATACTTTTGATAACAAAAAAGCTTTATTCAATGAGATATTAAGTAACTCAGTTGCAGTAACAGAAGAAAGTTTACTTGGTGCTGGTATTACAAATGATATTATTACACCTGTAACTGATTATTTAAGTAAGTCGGTTACACAAGGACAAAATTTGACTGAGCTAATAGATGAATTATCTATTAAAATAAAAGGAGATAAAACTAATTTAGGGTATATTCAAAAGAATGTAAAACAAATTGCAACTGATAGTATAAATCAATATTCAGCTAACTATACTCAATCAATTTCAGACGATTTAGATTTTGAATATTATCTTTATTCAGGTGCAAATAAAACTACTTCAAGATGTTTTTGTTTAGAGCGTGAAGGTAAGTATTTCAGTAAAAAAGAAATAGAGCATTGGGGTGCAACTCCTTCACTTTGGAATACTTGTAAAACTAAGTTACATAAAGGTGGGGGAAGAATACCAAGTACAGATAAAAAAAGTATATTCACTTACAGGGGTGGTTATCAATGCAATCATTTAATAATGCCTGTAAGTGAATTGGTTGTACCTAAAGATGTTATTGAAAGGAATAGTTAAATTACTTTATAAACATAATTTTTATTGTCTTCTTCAATTATAGTTTCTAAACTATAACCAAAATCACTTAAGTAATTTAATACTTCTAAATGTTCAGATTCGGTATGATGTTCAGCTATAATTATAGGTTTAAAAACACCAATAGTATGTAAAGCACCTTTTAAAGCATTTAACTCATTACCTTCAATATCTAATTTAATTAACGATAAATTTTCTAAAACTATTGAATCAATACAATTAACTTTAACTGTTTGTCCTTTATTAGTTTGTTTAATATAACCTAAATTATTTTTACCCCAAATTGGAGATATTTTTAATTCAATTTCATTATAAGCATTAATATCATTATCAACAAAGCAATTTAAAATATGACCATTATTATGGTTTAATTTCAATATTTCTAAGTTTTGCTCAAATGGTTCAATTGATATTAAATAGCAATCTTTAGTAAATTTATTAATTGCATGAGTATGATTACCAATATTAGCACCTACATCAAGTATAGAGCAATTTGATAAATTTAAAGATTTAATGTAATCAATAGTTTTAGGTTCGTAATACCATTTAGTTTGTTCAATATAATCACTTATATACTCTCCTTTGTCGTGAGTGTATATAAATGTATTATCTTTTAATTTTTGCTTTCTCATAATTAATCTTTACTTAATCCCCAAACTAAAGCCACTACCCAACCGATAAAAGTCCAACCTAGAAATAGGTTTAGAGCAAATATAGAACTGAAATTTTTCTTTTCTGATGCACAAACAGAAGGTATAAAATACACAACTATTAAAATAAATATACCTAAGAAACTATTCATATTCTAATTTATTTTTAACTTTTAAATATATTTTATAATCATTTTCAGATACATATTCAGTATCTAAATTAATACTTTCATTATTTTGAAATTCATACATAACAGATATAAATTCAAATGCTAAAGGTTTAAATGTAATATAATCAACACCATCTTTCCATAATAAATAACAATTTTCTTTTATTGAATTTATTAATATTACAGTTTTTTTCTTTTGTAACCTTGTATTACCATTTTCTAAGTTTTCAGTTTTAACAAAACCTAAAGTTAATAAGTGGGTAATTAATTGACCATATTCAAGGCTTTTTTCTAAATCACACATACAAATACTTTACAATTGTTAAACCGTTTTTATTAGGAGTTTCAAAGGTTATTATTTCAAGTCCTTTATTTCCTTTTATTTCATTAATCCATTTCTTTACACCTACGTGGCTAATTGAATCGTGTAAAGCAATATAACCGTTTTGTTTAATAAGTCTTTCAGCTTCTTTAAATTCAGCCTTAGTACGTTCATATTCGTGTGTGGTATCAATGAAAATTAAATCAAAGTAGTTTGACTTTAAAGTTTTCATTACTTCGATAGAATCACCAACAATAGTTTTTGATTTAATTAATTCGCTTGTTATTTGCTCATTAACAATATCAATGCCTATAAATTCACTCGATACCTTTTCAAGATATACCGATGTAGCACCTTGCCAAACTCCAACTTCAAGGATTTTAAACAATCCTGACATTTCGCAAAAGTTACTTAAAAACTTTGCACATTCTGTTTCTGAATCCCAAATATGTTTTTTCATTTGTTATTAATAATTAAAGGTTAGAATTACTGTTTTTTTCTTTTTTTAATTCTATATACTTTTTATGATATTCTTTTATTTTTTCTTTATTTAATTCTCTATATTTTTTATCATATTCTTTTCTATTATTTGCAATCTTTTCTTTATTTAAAATACGATATTTTTTTAAATATTCATTTTGATAAATAGCTATTTTATCTTTATTTAATTTATCATATTCTTTCTTATAGGCTAATCTTTTATCTTTATTAACTCTATTATATTCTTTATAATATTCTTTCCTATCCATTTTTTAATTGTTTTTTAAGTTGAATATAATCTTGCATTACTTGCCAAACTGTTTTATTAAATAATTGCTCACATAGTTTCGCTTCATTGAGTATCTTTTTAACAGTAGTACTACGTTTTTCATCTATTTTCTTACTATCAATAAACTCTAAAGTTTCAACACATACATAGCTAACTACTCTATATTTACCTGTATTGCAATTCTTATTTTGATATGCCATTGTTTTAAATTCTTATAAGGTAGCACAAACATACAAAAAAAATATATAAATACTTTTCTTTTGTTGAAAATTAACTTACAGTCCTTATGTTATTAGGAGAACTTATTACAACACTAGCTACGAAAGTAGGAATCGAAAGCGATAACGAATCGCTAAAAAAAGCAATTACATCTATTTCTACTATTGAAATAGATGATGAAACTGCAAATAAATTGAGTAGCAGTCTTTTTACTGAAAAAGAAGCTAAAAACAACCCTGAAATTAAAGCGAAATTCTTTTCTGAATTTGCAGATGCAACCGATAAAGAATTAAACCAAGCTTTCAAAGGATTAGGTTTTAGTGATGAACAGTTAGAGCAATTAAAAGCTACTGAGCCTAAGACATTTAAAAGAATAAGTAAACTAAGCGAAGAAGCTAAGCGACTTATTGAAGATGCTAAAAAATCAACAGGCAATGATTCTAAATTAAAAGATATTGAAAGCCAATACTCTTTGAAAATTAATGAATTAAATAGTCAAGTTGAAGCTTTCAAAAATGAAAATGTAAATCTTGTCAATAAATCTATTGAACGTGAATTAGATTGGAATTTTGATAACCTTATTTCAAAACATAATATTAGTAAGGCAATTCCTGACGAATATAGAAGTCCTTTAGCTAAACAAGCTGTAAAAGACTATCTAAAAAGTAAAGATGCTAAACCTGTATTAGTTGATGGTAAGGTTGTATTAAAACGCTTATCTGATGAGTCTTTAGATGTTACTGATTTAGATTTTAACACTTCTATTTCTAAAGCATTAGCAGAAAAACAACTTTTAGAAGTAACTCAACCAATTACTACAAATCAAAAACAAGTAATAAATGAGCCTTCTAAACAAAAAACTGTATTTCAACAAAATCTAGAACGTGCTAAAGCACAAAATATTTAATTATGGGAGCTCAAGGAATTGATTTCAATGTAGCAGGTGTATGCCCTGCAATTTTAACAGGTTTAGAAATGGTTGCTGGTCTTAATGACCCTCAATTAAAACAAACTCCTGTAGGTGCTACGGTTGCACTTTCTCAACCTGAAAACCAATCAGCAGAAATACTTTCTGTTTATGGTGGTAACAAAACAGGACAAGCTAAGCAAGTTCGTATCAAATATATGCCTCGTGCAACTAAAGATACAATTAAAACTACTGCTGATTGTGAAGCTGGTGATCCTGTTGAATATATCGAAGATGAAACTACTTTAGATATTTACGTACAAGCTGATATTAAGCTTAGTATGGATGAAATCAGAGTATTCTGCGAAGAAGCATCAAGTGCGGTTGCTGGTTTACCTGTACCTTACAATTTAAGAGAGGTTACAAAACGTATCTTAAACGTACAAAATGCATTAAGACAAAAAATTAATGATGCAGTTGTAACTAAATTATTGAACGGTTTTGGTGTTAATGCAACAACAGGCGTAAATACTGCAACACAAATCCCTGTTATAAATTTAGGAAGTACAGGTATTGTAGGTGGTGCTCCTGTATTAACAGGTATTCAAACTATTCTTTCTGATTTCTCAGAAAATGAATTAAATGGTACTCCAATTATCATTGGTAAAGGTAACTTTGAAAAATTTGATTTAGCTACTAATAAATACGGTTTACAAAATTCAGGTGTTGACTTCTCAAACATTGACCAAGACTATAAATTCTTTGTTGATAAAGCTGTTAATACTATTATTGGTGCAAATCAATTAGTAGTAATGGGTGAAGGTTCGGCTCAGTTCTTATCATGGAATAAATACGTTGGTAATTATGCAGGTACTTTTGGTGCTGCAACATTATTCACTATTCCTGATGCTTTAGTTCCAAATCTTATGTATGATGCTAAGTTTGAGTTCGATACTTGTTCTGATACTTTCTTATTGAGATTATCTGTTAATGCTGGTGTGTATATCTTACCAACAGATGCATACGGTACTTATGACGACTTACAAGGTACAAATGGATTACTTCGTTACGAAGCAACTACTGTTACTCCTGCTTAGTTTTAGTTAGTTCTAAATAGGTAGCACAAAGCCACTCTGTAATGGGGTGGCTTTTGTAGTTTTATGCTATGAATATATTTAAAAACTATATCGGCTTAAATTCATGCTTTGAAAACACTTCAAGGTGTGGATTTTATATTAATCAAATGGCAGGTGTTTCTGTAAAGTCAATTGATAATATTACTAATTCAGAAAACAAAACTTTTTTAAATACTTGGGATAACATTCAAGAACGTAGCCAATTAATATTTCAAGAAAATATATTAAGTAGGTTTAATTCAAGAGCGTTAATGCCATTAATACAAGATAGTTTACAATTTGGTGAACAAAAACAAACTTTAGAAATATTAACTGCTTCAAATGATTTTGTAGGTGTAAAAATTTACGGCACATTGCAAAGATATGAGCGTGTTTGTATTACTTCATTTAGTATTTATAGCGATGCCGTACAAAGTGCGACATTCTATGTATATGATTTGAATAATGGTATTAAATTAAAAGAAATTACACAAAGTTTAGTAATTGGATTTAATACAGTTAATGTAGATTTAATCATACCAAATAATGCTACATATTTGCCTAATTATTTCTTATGCTATGATAAATCGTTATTTCAATCAAATAGCACTTATTCATATTATAATTATGATTGTACTTTAGGAGTTAATCAAATTAATCAACCTTACGGATATAGTATTAATGCAGTTGGTGCAGTTAATGTAGGTAAGCAATTAAACATAAAAGCTAATGTTAGCAATTACGCTGATACATTTGGGTTTATTGTTAACTTTAATCAAACGTGCAGTATAGAGGATTTTATCAGTCCTATAATAGATAGGTTTAAGTTATCTTGGGCTTACTTATTATTAGCTGAAATTATACAAGAAACTAAGTATTCTGAAAGGTTTAATATATTCACTACTCAATATACCAATGAAGAGTTGGATAAGATGTATAATGATTATATTGATAAATCAAACAATTACTTAGATATTGCTTTTAAAAATATGGTTGTACCTAGTGATTGTTGTTTTCAAAAAAATGAAAGATTTCAACAAGTTTACGCAATGCCTTAATATATGAGAAATAGTTGTGGAAAAAGAAAAGGTTGTTTAATAGTTGAATTACCTATTTGCAAAATAGTTGCTATACCTAATGAGTTGGTATGTGATGAAAATAAAAGTTTTGAGAAACTTAGAAAAGTGGCTTAGTTATGAAAATGGTAGTAGATGCTAGTTCGTTAAAAGGATTAGTTGATAAAAACATTTTAAAAAAAATAGACAAAGCTAGTCGTATAGCAGGGGAAACGATGTTAGCAGAATCTTCACAAAGAATATTTAATAATGCAGGAGGTAAAGACAGTAAAGGTAAACTTTTCGGAACTTATAATGAGCAATATCAAAAGCAAAGAATTAAAAATAAAAATAAAAATATTGAAGCAATAAATATGATATTTACAGGGGATATGCAAAAACAGTATATCTTTGGAGTGGATAGTAGAGGAAATTATTGTTTAGGTTTTAATGCTTTGCCAAATAATAATAGTAAAAAACCAAATGCACCACAAAAAGCTGAATATCTTGAAAAAAGATTTGGCAGTTTTTTTGAGTTAACAGATCAAGAAGTACAACAGTACAGTAAAATATTTACAAATGAGTTTACTAAGTAATGTAATTGAAATAATTAATAGCAACTTAAATACTGTTTTTTGCTCTCAAATAAAGAGAATAAACGGTTTAGTTGATGTATTGATAATTGATGGTAAAACATTTCCTATAATTAAAGTATTAGGTAAAAATGATATTACTTTTTTTAGTGACGAATATCAAATAGATGCTTATCATAAATTAAATATAGAACAAAATAATACTGATTTTAGTGAAGGTTTTGGAGATAAAAAACTTATTTCTAAGTCAATGGATTTGAGTTTTATTTTATACGCTAAAAACTTTGAAACTGAAATAGTTTGCTCAAATTTGGATTTAGCTTTTAATACTCAATTAACAAGCTTACAAAGAAGGGATTTAGGTTTACAATTTTGTGAAATAAACATTAGCAATATTGTAGTTGATAAACAAAGAATTTTTGAAAGGGAATTTGGCGAAATGAGATATAAATTATCTGATTTAGATAGTTTAATTGAAGTTAATTACAAAATTGATTATAAAACATTTAATGATTGTTATAAAATAAATATCTGTTAATATGCCTATAAGTATAACCTATTGGAGAGATGTATTGCGTAAGCTTACAACTACCGAAATGGATAATAATTTTGAAAACATTGTAAATGCCATTGCTGATGCTGGTTTAAGTCCTACAATGCCTGAAGGACAAATATACATAGGGGACAATACTAATAATGCAATTTTAGATACTTTAGATACATCTATTGTACCTGAAACAACTGATAAAAACTATCAAACAGATAATCAAAAGTTATTTAATGATGCTACAAGTAGTATTCAAACACAAATAGATAGTAAAGAGCCTACAATAGCATCAGGCACAACTTCGCAATATTGGAGAGGAGATAAAACATGGCAAACATTTCCAACTATTTCTACACCTACACTAGATGAAGTCACCGATGTAGGAAACACAACAACAAACTCAATAGAAGTAGGTGGTTTAGTTGTCGATATGCCAAGTGGTTTAGGCGTTGCGGTTGAAATAACTAAAGGTGGAAACGGAGAAGCTTTAACAGTAAATAAAACTAGCGGTAGCGGTAATGTAGCAAGTTTTAATAATGGTACTACTTTAGTAAAAGATTTAGAAGTAAGTACAGCAACTGCAAATAGACCCGCTTTTTTTGATAGTTCTAAAAAGTTAGTTATTGCAACAGGTGCTTTATTAGGTACTTGGTTTCAAACATTAACTGCAAAAAGTACACCAATTGGAGCTGATACAATAATTGTAAATGATTCTGCAAGTAGTTCTGAAGCTAAAACAACTACCCTTACAGAACTTTGGACTAATTATTTACGTGCTTTTGTTTTTAGTGCAACATTAACTACAAACAGGATAGTAAAAGCTAATGCTAGTGGTGTTTTAGTAGATTCTAACACAGTAGATGATGGAACTACAATTACATCAACACTTAACAGAGTATTTACAGGTGCTAGTGGTAGTAATAATGGAACAGGTGCGAATAGTAATAAATTCTTGTTTAACGGAGCAAATACTGTTGCTACAGCTTCATTCGTTCAAGTTGCACCCGAAATGCAATTTAATGCTCCAGGTGTAGGTTCGAGTTTGCGTGGAATGTTATATTTAGATGGTAGTGCTAATACTTATGCTAATAATGGATTTACTCAACTATATATTAATAGTGGTGGAGATATTATTGGTAGTAAAATATCTCAAAAAGAAGCTTTAAGAATATTTCATAGAAGTTCGGACAATGCTAATAATGGTAACAATAACTCATCCTCCGTTGTGATAAATGCAGTAATGCATAGACCACAGATTAGTGCTGTTAGTGCTGGTTCATCTGGTGTCCATCACATAACATCGCAAAATGCAGACAATTATTCTTCTATCATCCAAGCTGGTGTAAGTGGTTCTAACCCAATACATTATAGTGCTTTTTCACAAAGAGATAATGCAGTTGGTTTTCAGCATTACAAAACTACTGCTACAAGTAGTGGTATATTAGGAAGACATAATGCTAATTTGTTATTTAGTTCATCTACAACTTGGTCAAATGGGTTTGGATTTTCTGTATCTAATTTTCTAGGTAATAGTAACGCTTCACCACAAATTGTAGATTTACAAGAAGAGTATATTATTCAGAATCAAGGTGCTGGAACTGTTTATGGTGGTAAGAGATATAGAAATGTTGGTGTAAATCAAGCTGCTGCAAGTGCTTATATAATTGGATTATACCCTACTGGTGTAGTGATAGGTGATACAACTGCTTTACCAAACGCATCTGCACAGTTAGATGTACAAAGTACTACCAAAGGCTTCTTACCACCAAGAATGACCAATGCACAACGTACTGCCATAACATCTCCAGCAATAGGATTGATGGTATATTGTACAGATGCAACAGAAGGACTATATATTTACAAATCAACAGGTTGGACATTTATAATATAAATAAATATGATAATAGTTAGTATAATAACAGTTGGGGCGGTTGAATCGCTTAACGGTTTAATAATGAAAAGAAAGGTTGATATGGGGGCGTGTTTTACCCCTCAATGTTTTCCAAACGAAACAAACGACGGATTAACATCGGATTCATTAATTAAGGTAAAGTTTAAGCAATGGATTGAAGATTCAAATGGTAATGAAATTAAGGAACTCACAAAAGATATGTACTACATATTAAAAGATGAGGTTGCAAGTGAAGAGTTACCTACTCCACGTTTATTTGTTACTGAGTTTCTTCAAAACTTATGGGAGGTTACAATCGCAAAGCCTTACGGATTTAAACAACAAATCGAATACACACTTAGTAAATTGCCCTTTGATTTTCAAGATTGCGAAACAGTAAAAAGTATCTGGTTAGTATGAAATGCTTTGTAATACTTTGCCACCGTCCTAATAACCTAATATCGAAAGGTATTAGGGAGGTTACTGGTTCATATTGGAATCATGGTGCTATTTTGGTAAATGGCTACGTTTATGAGGCTGTTTACCCACGTATTAAGAAAACGCCTTATACAGAGTGGTTAGAATTACATAATTATGAATTAAAATTAATTGATTACGAGCTAATAAACGACCCAAACGAATTAGTAGGATTGCGTTATGATTTAGGAATATTCGTTAATGAATTATGCTTTTATGTAGCAAGTCGTATATTTGGAAAATACTCTAAGACAGCAAAGTTTTTTAGTAATCGCAATGATGAAAAAAAATATTTTTGTTTTGAAATGACTGCATGGTGTGTAGGTAAAAAGAATAGTTGGAAAGCAAACGGACTTACATTTGATAACCGTACTAATTAAGTACGGTTATTTTTTTAATTCTTTTATATTCAATTATTTACGGTTGAGTTTTAAAAATATTTATCTTACAAATGATTTAATTACATTTATGCAAATAAAATTGTTATTTTTGTGCAATAATAATAAATAACATGATATTACAAGTTGAATTAATTGAGAGCCTTTTAAGTCCTAACCATATAAGTAGTGGATTAATAGCTTTTTTATGTGCTTACTTAATGTTTAAAGTATCTGTTGAAAAAGATATTAAGGTGCTTCAAACTGATTTAAAGAATACGCAAGATGCGACAAAGAAATTTGAAGAAATGAATACGAAAATGCAGTTAATTGAAAAAGATGTTTCACACTTAAATTTAAATCTTAATTCACTATCAAAGAATTACGAGAATTTAAGTAAAACTATTAACGAAGTTCAAACAGATATACATCAAATTAAAGGCTCAATGGGGGCTGTACATCAATTATTAGAACAACTTTTAAAACAAAATAACTAATGAAAAAAAGACACATATTGATAATAGCTATTGCGTTTATTTTAATGTCATGGTTATATTTTTCAGTAAATTATAAGATTTCAAAAGTTGAGATAATTACCAATAAAAATATCAAGGTTACAGAATCTTTTTTACTTCCAAATTACGCTGAATTGCACTTATATAATTGTAGATTACAGTACACTAAAAACAATAATTGGCATCAGTCAATTTATTACAATGTTAAATCATTTAAAGCTATTAAATAATGAAACTATCTCAAAATTTTACATTGGCTGAATTTACGCATAGTGAAACAGCTAAGAAAAATATAAATAAATATCCTGAACAGTTTACACCGCCACAAAATATAATTTTAAACTTACTTTTTGGTGCTGAAAATATAGCTGAAAAGATACGTGCTGAATTTGGTAGTTTTACACCTACGGTAGCTTATAGAAGTGCTAAATTAAACGCTGATATCAAAGGTAGTTCAACATCAATGCACGTAACAGGCGAAGCATTCGACGAAACATTTATTAAAAATGGTGTAAATATTTCTGCAAAAATATTTTTTTGGTTACTAAAATCTAATTTACCATTTACAGAGTTGATTTGGGAGCGTGGAGATAGTAAAAATCCTAATTGGCTTCATATAGGTTGGCGTAAACAATCACAAAAAGAAATATTAGTATTCAATGGCAAAAGTTATTACAATTATTACGGTTCTGCAATGAATAAAGAACATATAAAATTAGGTTTGATATGAAATTAATTACAAGATTAAAAGCAAAAGAAACACAAATAGGCAAGATACTAGCTTATTATTTACCTAGTATTGTTCTTACCGTAGCTGGTACTATTGAAGTATTACAAGCACTTGAAATTCAACAAATAGATGTACCTATTGATGTTAAGAAATGGATAGGCATATTGACTATTATAAGCTTAGTATTGGGTAAATTAACTGCGAAAAAAGATGAAACTAATTAACTTCTTAATAGACCACGCATTAGTAATTATACTAGGTACTTTAGTGTTGTACTCATTTTATTATCATTTAGCGAAATAATGGACGATTTAGATAGATTGCAAATTAAAATTGATAACTACATTGAATCATGTGAGCAAAGTAGAAAAATTGAAAAAAGATTAATAAATATTTTAAAGTTTCTATTTGTTTTGGCAATTTGTTTGATATTCGGACATTACTTTAATAAATGTTCTAAAACCGAACAAAATCCAACTATTAAAGTTAATTATGTTAGGGATTCAATCAAAATTACAGATACAATCATTAATAATATAGTTTCTGAGCGTATTAAGATTAAAACTAAATTAGATACTCTAAATAAAATTATCTACGTTCCTAGAGAGGTTATAATCAAAGATAGCGTACTTTGTGATTCTCTTTATTCTTTGGCAATAGTTCAAAAGAAAATGATTAGTAATGATAGTATTTTAATTGTAAAACAAGGCTTACAGATTAATAATTATCAAAAGTTAGATACTAATTGGCAATATAGATTTGATTCATTAAGTTATGAATTTGGCAAAGTTAAAGTAAAGTATTTTAAATTAGGATTCTATACAGGCAATGTTACAGGATTTGCAGGTAGTTTACTATTAAGGAAATAAAAACTAAGAGATTTTGCGAGAATATCGCAATATTAACAGTCCCCAACTATTCATTTGCAATAGTGCTGGACTATAAAATTGGAAGAAAAAAGCCTAACAGTTTATTGTTAGGCTTTTTTATTTATCTAAATATCAATACATTATAATAAACATTCGTCTATCTGCAAGTTATGTGCAAGGCTACGAAACTGCATCTAAACGAGCATTTGTAATTTCAATCGCTTTTGGATTAATGTCGCAACCTATAAAATTTCGGTTCAGTTCCTTACAAACTACTGCGGTTGTGCCACTACCTAAATAATAATCTGCAACTGTATCTCCTTCGTTTGAACTTGCTTTTATTATTCGTTCAAGTAATTTTAAAGGTTTTTGAGTTTTATAACCTATTCTTTCATTTCCAGCAACAACAGGCATTAACCAATAATCTTCAGGCAATTTACCTTCTTCTAAAAGCATACTTCCGTTTTTACCCATTTGGCTTGTTTTTGAATGAGCATATTTTGCCCTATTTTTTGAACTTTCAGAGTATTCAACAGTTACATCTTTCCAATTAAAAGTCCAATTATCGCTTTTTGAATAAAAATAAATAGTATCGTGCTTTCTATTAAAAGCTTTTTTGTAATTATTTGGCATTGTATAACACCACACTATTTCATTTCTAAATTTATCATATCCAAAAACTTCATCCATTAAGCATCTAATCCAATGGTTAATTCTATAATCCATTTGCAAATAAATACTTCCTGTACTTTTTAAAACTCTTTTCATTTCAATAAGTCTTTGTAGGTAGTGGCTTTCAATTTCACTTCTAATCGGTTTTAAATCTTGGTAATCCCCGAAATTTCTACCAGTTCCATAAAGAATATCACAATAAATCAAATCTACACTTTCATCAGGTTGCGACAAAAGGAGTTCAAGGTTATCAACCGCCCTGCACATAACATCGGCTATATGCAATAGCGGTGTTTGTGCGTTCTTTAACATTTGTTCTACTATCATAATTTATCTATTATTTTAAGATTTGTGTTTCAAATCCGCTACTGCATATAGCCGTAGCCGTACATCGCTACATTACTGCAAATCCTTATCGTTTTCAATTGTTAAAATCATTTTCTCAATGTACGCCAACTTTTGCTCATTAGTCCATAGCTTATCAATATTAAGTTTCAATTGGCATACGTGAGTATTACCGTCAACTTCTTTTGTCTTAGCTTTGTCTATTGTTTCATTAATAGCATCCTTATGTTTATTCCAAATCGCTAAACATTCTAACTTTGTTTTATCTGCACTTCTCATTTTGCTAACTCTTTTAATTTCATTTTTTCAGTAAAAAACTTATCAATGATAAGCGTAATTTCTTCACGTTCGAACTTATCTAATTGTATAATCTGTAACATTATCATGTTGATTAAGTCAGCTAATATATCGTTATTTTCACGATATTCAGCATCCCATTTCTTAGTAATTTCAGCTTGAAATAACTTTGCAGATAATAATGTTTTATTCATTTTATCCATTGTAACATTATCCGTATTGATTGCTACTTTATTTTTCTTATCATTTTTGTAGCAATCTTTTACAGCCTCCATATTGTTAATCATTACCTTATTATTGATAAATAAGGTAATAATATTCCAGTCTTTTTCGGTTAAATTATATATCATAAAAACATTTTTACACAGTCCTCTACTGTTTTATTTAAATTATAACACCATTCTATTTTCATTCTTTCGGGTGTATTCTCGTAACCTTTTATTCTTAAGGCATCAATTACACTATCAAGATATTCAGAATATCCTATATCGTATTGCGTGGCGTGTTTGTTAGTCATAGTTGTATTGTTATTTCTTCGTTTGTTAAAGCAAAATAAAGATTTTGTAGTTGGTGTAAGTATTTAATATTGCAGTAAACTTTTTCATTAATATTATTTACAAAACGAATACTTTTATTAGTATCATTTACAAAACATATATCAAAATTATTTAATCTATATCCAGTAAACTCAACAGAACTTATAAACTCATCATCTGTACTACCATATCCATATAACACAAACCCACACTTAATCAATATTTCTTCGGTTAGTTGGATTGGTTTATGATATTCATTGTAAATATCAGGGAACTCATTTATTTCTTTAAAATCTAACCATTCAATTTTATGTATTAATAAATCAGTTGTAGGATGTTTATAATACACATAATTTCCTATCCTAAAATCGTTAGCCTTAATCATTCTTAGCAACTTTTAAAATTAAACATTTTATTTCTTCAAAGGTAAACTTGGTATAAACTTTAAGATGTGAAGTAAACAAGTCAGGTATTAACTCAAATAATAGCGTATTAGTGGTTATGTCGCTTTTATTTGATGTACCAATTACTCTTATTAACTTGGTAAAATCTTTGATATTATTACCGTTCCAATTGTATTTAATAACCAACGCTGGTAGGTTATCTTTGCTGAAATTGTCAATAACTGCAATTTCGTATTTTATTTCGTCCATATTATTAGTTGCTAAATTTTATTTCGTTAATTTCTTCTTTGCGTGGGTAACGTGCATATCTATAACTTCCATTAACACAAGTAAAAGGAAATTCGCAATTATCAGAATAAACAATTTTTAAAATATCTATTCTAAAATTTACATTATCATTACTACATGAAACTATTTCATTATACCCATCTTTTACCTCGAATCCTTGTATGTATTTTGGCTCAACTATACTATTTTCAGTACAGTATTGAGAAAATGAGATAATTTTGTAGTTGTTTTTAATTGCTTCTTTTTCATAATCCCACCCTTGATGTGTTAAATAAATACAAATTAATTCAAAAGGTTTAGAATTATGTATATTTTTAGAACATGAATATTCTTTTTTATATAACCAATTAGCTTGCTCAACCGTATCACACTTAACCGCCCTACTGTTGTATTTTTGTTTATGTTGTTCGATTATAGCTTGATTACGTTCAAAGTTTTCAAACATCCACCATTGTACTTTATTACTATTAAAATGATTAACACCGTAAATATCATTTAAAATAGCTACTATCTTTATATTACCGTTTTTAGTATTGATAACCGAGCCTTGCTCATGTGCATCAATTAATTGTTGTTTTGTTAGTTGCATGATTCAATTAATTTAAACCTATGAAAGTTTTCAATGTTTGGGTATTTTAATTTTAATCTTATAACTGTACTATTATAAGCTGGTATAGCTTTTTTTAATCGAAACTCTTGATTACAAGGTACTAATTTAGTTCTAGTAAAAGTTTCAATTAAATATTGCATATCTCGATGCATTTCTAAAAGCTTTTCAATATGACTATGCCTATAAACTTTTTTACTTGAACCATAATACTGTTTATATCCTTTTTCTTGAAATTCTTGAATAGTTAACATCTTAAGTCGTAGAAATAGTTTTTTTGTAAATCTGTTTTTGTAAAACCTTCAGTTATATGCAATGTTTTATCTTTGTAAAACTTTTTCATTAAAGGTTTATCGGGTGTGTCTTGCATACAAGATTCAATACTTCTAGTGAATACTTTTACTTTCAACATAATAAATACTGAATTAATAGCACCATTGAGATGCATAGTGTGAAGTAAATAAAATTAATCATTGAATTTTAGATTTGATAAACAACAAGTTTTCAATTTCTTTGTTACCTGCTATTTGGAATAATGAACGAACTGCCGAACGTCCTCCAAGTTTTTCGATTTGTACGCTTGTAAGGTAACAATTACAAGGTATAGCTATAATTTTTTGGTCTAATGGTAATTTTTTGCGTCCTAAGTCTGCCATGATTTATAAATTTTGTTTTGCAAATATAATACAGTTTTGTAGAAATAAAAAATAATTCATAAAAATATTTTAACTATTTGTTTTATTAAAAATAAGTTGTACTTTTGTAAAAGTTAAACAATTAAAAAATGACAACTAACAACCCACTAATCAAAAAGATAATAAACCTAGTTTTTGATTTAAAAGCTAAAGGTTATAACGGAATGGCTCATTTAATTACAAATGAAAGTTTATTAGTAGTTATACGCTATCAAGGTGAGCCTGTAATAATAGAAACGTGTATTTATGGTACTACACCAGTTAGAGAAGTAGAGAATTTAATATTAGAGTTAAACAATTTAAATAAATAAGGTTATGAGTAACGAATTAGTAAAACAAGCAATGCCATTAAATGAAATTATTACAAAAAAAATACTGTAAAAAAATAGGCTAGTAAAGTATATATACCTATATTTGTGTATGGAAAAAATATATAAAATAGGAGATATAGTAAGAGCTGATAAATTAGGATTAACAGGTAGAGATTATTTACATTATTGTATTTGTAAAACTTGTAATCAAAATAAATGGGTAAGAAAAAGTTATGTTTTAAATTTTGAGTGTCGTAATTGTAAATCAAGAAATACAATTAATGATAAAAAAATGAATTCTTATATACATTTAGAGGATTGCAAATGCCAAAGATGTAAAATAGGTAAAGGTTGTTTAAAAGGTAAAAATAATCATATGTGGAAAGGTGGTAAGAAAACTACAAAAAGTGGATATGTTTATGTTTACTTAGAAAATGACAGTAAGTTTATTTCTATGTGTGCAAAAGGAATTGGTACTAATTATGTAGCAGAGCATAGATTAGTTATGGCTAATAAAATTAATAGGGTTTTATTGAAAAATGAAACGGTACATCATATTAATGGAATTAGAGATGATAATAGAATAGAAAATTTAGAGTTGTGGTCAAGCAACCATCAATCAGGGCAAAGATTAGAAGACCAAATAAAATGGGCTATCGAATTATTACAAATTAACAATTATAAAATAGTAAAATTATGAGAAGTGAATTAGAAAGAATTAGTATAGACGAGTCAATGCAAATGGCTAAACTATTTGCTGAAAGTGGAATGTTTTTAGATGCAAAACAACAAGCTCAAGCATTTGTTAAGATAATTGCAGGAAAAGAAGTTGGAATACCAGCATTCGCAAGCATGAGCGGTATTCACATCATACAAGGTAAGCCAACAATTGGAGCTGGTATTATTGCATCTTGTATCAAAGGGAGTGGCAAATATGATTACAAAGTGAAAGAAATGAGCGAAAAGATTTGTTCAATTGATTTCTTTCAAGGTAAAGAGTTTATTGGTAATTCTGAATTTACTATTGAAGACGCAAAAAAAGCAGGAACAAAAAACATAGATAAGTTTCCTAAAAATATGCTTTTTGCACGTTCAATTTCAAATGGTGTAAAATGGTATTGCCCTGATGTGTTTGCTGGTCCTGTTTATGTACCCGAAGAAATGGACCACTTAACAGTTGATGTAAAACATGAAGTAATTGAAGAACCTAAAGTAGTAGAATTAAAAGCTCCAAATAAGGCTCAATTAGATAAACTTTGCGATAAAATACTTTCAGGTGCAAGTAATAAAAATGATGTAATTGAAAAAGCTAAATTACATTTTACGTTATCTGAAAGTGATTTACAAACCTTAAACGCTTGCGTTGAACCAAATGAATAATCAAACTAACATAGACTTATTAGGCTCGAATGAGCTTAGTAAGTCAAATATATCAACACTTGCCAATAAGTTGATAGAACCATTTGAAAATGGCGAAAAAACAGCTATTGAAATGGATATGCAATTAAAATTTATTGAAGAAACAATAAAAGAAGCAAGGGTTAATATTAATAGCTATGTTACAAGTTCAAACATAGAAAAAGGATTAATATTAAACGGTTGCAAAGTATCACGCAAAGAGGGTTACGCTCAATTAAATTATGATGATGATATTGAGTACTTGCGTTTAAAAACATTATTAGCTGAAAGAAAAGAGTTACTTGATTCTGCTTTTAAAAGTACTCACAATATTGTAACCGATGAGGGAGAAGTAATACCAAAAGTAAGCGTAAAAGGTTATACTAAAGATTCTGTTAGTTACACGTTTAAAAAATAATGAACAAACCAAAGCTTACAACGAACCAACTTCACCATTATTTAACTAGAATAAATAACGGTGAAAAACTTTTTGAAAGGATTGAAAATCATTTTGAATTGAAAAGGGGGCAGGAGTTAGCTTTGAAATTTAGTGAACGTCTTAATAATAAAATAAAATGATGCAAAAACATATAATTCAGTTCAAAGACTTTCTTTTAAATAGAAACTTTGAATTAGAGAAATGGCAAAGTGAAGGATTGTATTTTACTGAAATATTTAAGCGATTAAATAACGGAATTAAAATAGAAATGACAATTACTCACAATTCTGATTTAGAATATCACAGCCATACGTTTGCAATATCTATTGAAAACAACTATTCAGAAATAGCAATTGAAAGTTTTGAAGAGTTCGAAAGTTTGGTTAAAATATTGGATAAATGAATAAGCCTTTTAAATATACTATTGTTTGCACTAAAACACAAACAGTAAAATATCAAACTAATCAAACACCATTACTTTACGAATTACAAACATACGAGCCTACTGAAATTGAAGGTCAATTAATGTTAAAGCAAACAAAAATAGCGTATATTGATACCAGATACAAAGCAAAATTAAGGCTTTATAAGTATGTAATGTTTAAAAAATACGGTGTAAAACTATAATCATAACCAACTAAAAAGCAAGTACTTAAAAAATATCTTGCTTTTTTTGTGAAAATAATTGTTATTATATAGTAACATATTAAAATAAACTCCGTATATTTGTTTCAAGTTAAACGATAAAGAAATAAAGATATGAAAAATTACTCAGCACCAATCGAAATAAAAGCAACTAAAGGTTACAGTTTTGGTTCTTTCCCAAAAACATATATAAGTGGAAATGTTGGAGATGTTTTTATAGTAATAGGAGAAACAAAAGCTTATTATATTACAACAAATACTAAAAACAATAAATTACCTAAATGGATAACAGAATAAAACAAGAAAAAATACTAACCGCTCTACGGAGTGGTTGGTATTCATTACCAAAAATTGAAATTGATTTAGGAATACCTAAAAACACTTTAGAACAAGCAAAATTAGGAACTCGTAAAATCCCCACAAAGTATTTAGAATCATTAATTAAAGAATTGAAGTTATGAATATCTCAGTAGAAAAATATAATACTCATTGCAAATTATTTAACGTAATGACAGTAGAAGAATTGGAAAAATTATATAATGATGACGATTTTATGTATGATGTTAATAATGAAACTAACAATATGCATCAATCATTAATGTTTTATTTACCACAACGACTATTTAAAGAAATTGAAACCTTAAACAAAGTAAAGTAATGCAAAAACAAGATTTAATTAACACAATTTTAGCGTATACGGCTAAATTTCAGGAGCGTTTTGATTCAGATTCAAAGCCTGATGTAATGAAAAGACA